TTTCGCGATCGCATCGAGTATCTGCGTCACCGTCTGATACTCAAAATTCAGCGCCAGTACGGCTGTGCGCGTAATCGTGCCCGTCTGCAGAATGGAAGGCGTCAAGCCGGTTCCCGTCAGCACGTCGCGGATGATCTGGTCGTCATACAGGCCCAGCGCCGTATAGTCTTTCGTCCATTGCCGACCGTCCGTAAACAGTTTGTAATCGCGGCAGGTATAGGAAACTTCGACCGTGCCATCGAGTGCCCCCGCATCCGCCATGCTGCGCGCTGCCACAAAGCCCACAAACAAGGTCGAAGGACTGGCTGCCGTCAGCGCCATCTGCGGCAGCGACCAGGCCGCAAACAGCGGCGCGCCCAGATAGACCGCATCCACGCCGATCGTGAATACCGTATCGGCCGGTGAGAAGCCGCACTCGAACCAGATTTCGATCACACGTGTCGAATCGAAGGCCGCACTGCGCATCGGCAGTCGATCCGGCCCCAGGTTATAGACGATGCGGTACGGATTCGGCAAAGCATCCTGATTGCCGGAAATCTGCGAACCGTACCAGCTCGCGCCGTTCGCATCCACCAGCCGGCCGCGAAAGAACCAGGCGCCGCCCGGCCCGCCTTTCGGCCATTCCACCGCCAGCGACAAATAGCAGTCATGAAAATCCGTCGGCGCAAAATGCGCCAGCCGTACCTGGCCGGCTCCGTATTTGCGATCGACTTGAAACAGCATCGACTTAACTCACCCGGTAACTCAGCGAAATCATGCCTTGATTGACGCCGGCCTTGAACACGGCGCCGCCGGGCATCGCAAAGACCAGCCGGTTATTCACCTTGTCCAGCCAGCAGGCCGTCGCAGTCCATCCCGCGCCAGGCGAAACCACGGCAGCCGTTGCTGCCATAGACGCAGCCAGATTCACCGCAGGAACCGGCAGCGTGAGATAGAGATAGGTATCAAGCGTTCCGCCCAGCGTCAGCGTGAAATTCAACTGCAGTAAGCATTCCGCGCCGCGCCGCAGATACTGCGCCAGATAGACCGTCAGCGCCGAAACCGTCATCGCGCCGGATGCCGTCACCACCGGCGTGTACGTCTGCCAGTCGTTCCCGAATTTCACCCGGTCTGGCGCCGCGAACGTCACCGCGCCGGCAACCGTCAGACTGCCCAGGTTCGTGAGTGCATAACCGCCTGCATTCACATCGCCGCCCCACGTCTGCAGGTTTTCGAGCAATGCGTTGTATTGATTCGCCGTCGAAGCTTCGCCTGCCTGTACCGGAGCCGGCCAGCTCATACGTTCGCCACCTCCGACCAGGGAACAACCGCTTCCCAAATTTCCGTATCCGATTTCTTGCCGAACACGTGCAGGCCGTCTGCCTCGGCCAGGAAGTTCACCGCGCCGACGGGTATCGTCTGCTCCGGCTGAACATCACCATCCACCGGATCAGTCGTTTCCGTTTTCGCCGACCGCATATGCTGGCGAATCTCATCGAGCGATGCGCCGGACCCATGCGGAACCCAGGCCAGGCCGGAAACATTACCGGATGCGTAAATATTGCCCTGCGTGCGCATGCTGCCGGAGGCCGGATAAAACGTCGGATCGACTGCGAATCGGCCGTCATTGACGATCTGAAAATAATTCGCAGCGGTGCCGCTTTTGTTCAGCAGGTAATCGAAATTGGATGTGATGCGCCCGACGGCTAGTAGTGTGCCCTGCACAGTTAAACCCGACCCGGTGCCGCCGGAAAAATCAATGGTTGGCGCCCCGCCGCTCAGTCCCAAACGCCACCAACTGGACGGGTTAATCGGAGTGTTGCAAACCGCAAACCACTGCGCATTGAACTGCGTGGCAGTCGGAGTCTGACCGAGGCGCAGATAGGCATCGTTACTACTCAACGTGGCTGGCGCCAACAGTACTGCGCCGGCGCTGAAATTCGCAACCCCACCGCTGAAATTCACGGGCTGCGCGCTATCGAAAGCGATGGGACCATTCGCGCGCACGGAAACCGGCGCGCCCACCGGCGCATTCGGCGAAGCAACCGCCAATTGTAGGTAGGAACCAGCCGAACTTTGCGCCGTCAGCGTTAGCGCTTGCAAATCTCCCGCAGCCGTCAGGCTGCCGCTCGCCGCAATCGCGCGCACGCGCAAATCGCGGTCCACACCATTTGAATCGGAGATTTGCAGCACGCCGGCCGCGTTGCGCTGTATTCCGACGTCAATCGGATCCGATGGTAAGTTATTCCCGCTCGCGAAGCCAATCACGCCAACGGCCGGCAGCTTGATCGGACTCCGCGCATTCGCCCCCGTCGTCGCAAACGATACAATGCCCTGGCCGGCCGTCACATCGTAGAGCGTCAGCCAGGCGCCGGCCGGCGTATCGGTAAAGGCGAAGCGATGCCCGCCTGTAGCCGTGTTCTCGATCACGAGCGACGTACCGCCTGCATTCGCCGACGTCACAATCAACGGCGTACCCTGGCTGGCGCCGCCATTCGCGGTAAAAAGCTGCGTCTCTAGATTTGCGGCATTCTTCAGCGCATAATTGCCCGCATCCACATCGCCGCCCCATGTCTGCAAAGCAGCCACCAGTGCGTTATACTGCGCAGCCGTCGCCGTCTGGCCCGGCACGACTGTATTAGGCCAGGCCATTCTTTTCTGCTCCGAACAAATCCGGCTGCGGCAGCTCCGCGGCCGGTTCCATCAGAATTAGCAGCCGATCTTCCTCTAAGTGCACGCGGCCGCGAAAACCATGCTGCTCCGCGATGAACTGCAGCACCCCCTGCATGGCTCCCTGCGCCATCGCGATGACTTCCCGCTGCCGGCGGAACCAGGCCTGCTCCGCGGCCGTGAGTTCATACGTTTTCATGCCCATTGCGCGTCCTTACTCGTCGGGTTTGCTTCATCCGCCCAGAGAAAGTCATCCCAAACCGTACCCTTCGGACACCAGGCCCATTTCGCGTTCTGGATGTTCGTGCCATCCTCCCAGTTACTCTGGTCCCACTTCTTGCACGTCAGCGGCTGAAAGGGCACCAGACTCCCGGCGTAAGAGTCTGCATCGAAGGGAGGCAACTGCACGCCGGCTGGGTACGTACGGCCGCACAGCCAGACCGAATCGAGCCGGATTGTCGCCAGCAGCACATGCAGCGGCACGTCGGCTGCATGCGAAACGCGGAACCCGAATTCGACCAGATTCGAAGGCATTGCCGGCTGCGCCTGCGTCGGCGCCAGCCGCAGGCCGGCCGCAACCCAGCTATTCGCTTCCGCAATTGCCGTGCGCATCGGCGCTGCCCATTCGACGCCGGCCGCATCCTTCGCATACGGCAGCACGTATAGCGCCGGCTTCGTCGCCTGTGATGCATAAGCCACCTGCAGCCAGCCCCAGAACACATAGCCGTTGCCGTTCGTCGGCCAGGCGAACGAATGCACGAATTCGAGCGTCGCCGCTTGCGTCGCCGGCGTCCAATCGGTTTCGCTGCAGCCGATGCCGTAGGCCGATTGCGTCGCATCGAGGCGCAGCGCCGAACAGTCGCCGCGTGCCTGCCAGTCGCGCAAATCGCCCGGCTCCTCAAATCCCCAGGTCGCCACTTCCGCCCGGCAGTCGCGGCCGGTAATCTTCACTTTCGACAGATTCGTAATCCACGGCCCGCGGCCGGCCGAATGAATCGAGAAATTCGCGGCCGAAGAAAATTGCGCATCGAGCGTAATCGCGGCATCGTACCAGGATTCGAGACGTGCGCCGTTGATGAAGATGTCGAACTTCATCGCACAACTCCCGCGACCTGTAACGCGTGCACGATATCCTGCGACACCTGCTCCGTCGTCGGCCCGACTTGCACGTTCAATACAACGTTCGGCCGCAGTGCGCCGGAACTCAGCGCAGTCCGAATATCGTTCAGCACCGAAACAACCGGCGTAAAATCAACCGAAAAACTCGAAACATCTACCGGCACGCCGGCCGCCGGCGCGAACTGAATTCGGCTGATTGCATCGCTCAACAACTGCACATTGAAAGCGCCGGCGAGCGCGGCGAGCTGCGCCGAAATCGTCGCGAAGCCAGTACGCATGTTATTAAAGCCGGCCGATAACTGATTCCAGAGTTCACTGCCCCAGTGCGTGATATCGCCGCGCAGCCCTACCACCTGATTACGCGTGTACGCCTGAAATTCCGTATAGAGATCATGCACGGCCATGTAGGTGAGGAACACACCCTGCTGGATGTTCTCCTCGATTTTCTGCGTACCGCGTGTCTGGAAAATGCCAATCACTCCGGTTATCGCCGACACCGCACCCGTCACCATCGAAAACGCGCTGCCCAGGCCGCCCAACGCCGCGCCCGCCGCGGAGCCGCCTGCCGGCGTGCCCGTTTTCGCGGCCGTCTGCGCAGCCGATCCGCCCAGGCCGCCGAACAGATCGCCGACACCTTTAAAGGCTTTTGTCACTTCGCCCAGCGCCGCCGTCAGCCCGTTGCCGCCGATCAGCGACTGGATGAACTTGCCCACCGCCGCCACGCCCTGCTGCACGAAAATCTGCGTGAACATCTTGCCGATATCCGTCAGCAGCGATTTCGTGATTTCACCGAAACTCTTGTCGCCGCTCCAGAGCGCATCCGTAATATCCGATGCCGTCTGCCGTACCAGCCGCGTGATATTGCGCTGCGCATCCTTCCACATGGATTCCTGTTTGCCCAGCTCTTTACCGGTATTCTCCGTCTGGTTTTTCAGAGTCTGACCCTGTTCGTCGGCCGATTTGCGCACCTGCGCGCCCAGCTCCGCCAGCGCTGCCCGTTGCTCTGCCGAAAGATTGCCCCAGTCTTTCGCGATCGTCTGCGTAATCGTGTCCCAGGCCGCTTGATTGATGCGCTTGATTTCTTCCGTACTCGTGCCGGCCAGCGATACCTGCTGCTTCCAGCCTTCGCGCACGTTGTAAATCATGTCGTTGATGGACTTGTCACTCGCGTACTTGATAGACTCCATCGCGGTTCTGATACGCTCCGCGCCGGCCATCGCATCCCGCGCCATCGCTTCGGTTGCTTGATCCGCTTCCTTATAAACCGGAGTCATGCCGCTGATTTGCTCATTCAGCTTTTTCGCCAGTTCGATCTGTGCTTCCCAGGCGCGAATCGAATCCATCGAAAATTTACGATGCGCTTCCGCTACTGTCTCGACGGCAGTACCCACGCCCTGCAACGCATCGCCGGTTTTGTGTAGCTGGTCAATTAAATTTTTCTGATTGACAACCCAGTTCACTACTCCGTGGATTGCAGATTCGTTGCGCTTCGTCAAATCGGAAATGCGATCCCCGATTCCTTTCAAGGGACTGTTTACGTCCGTATTGATGGAATGGCCGAGTTCCTGAAAATTCTTCTTCAGACCGTCGCGCAGCGTGCCCAGATCTTCGCCGATCACATCGAAGGCGAATTTGATCCACTCCGGCATTTTTAATGCGAGTTTGTTCCACAACCCGCCAATTGCGGCCAGCTCCCGCTGCGTATTCTGCAGCATGCTTTCGTTATATTTGTTAGCCTGTTCGGCCAGCTTCTCGAAAATGGCCTGTATGACCGCGGCCGTATAGGCCACGTAGTGAATCACGTTGTCAAGCGAAGTCTTCCAGGCCTGCGCCCACAGATCGCTTGCTTTCGCATTCGTATCGAGCGATGTGTTGACGAATCCCAGCGCCTTTGCAATGCCTTCGAACGCACCACCTACAAATTGCCGGATCTGACTAAAGCCGGTACTGAGCGTATCGAACAATTTCTGCGCCAGACCCTGAATGACCCCGCTTTTGATAAACCAATCACCGAAAGCGGACACCCACTTCAAGGCCTCCGTCACCCAGCCCGAAACTTTCTGAATGGCCGGCCCGAATAGCGTCGTAAACGCCTGCGCTAGCGCTTCGACACCTTTACCGGCCGCCTCCGAGAATGCCGTTTTGACGCCTCCAAGCGTGGCATTCAAACCCTTTAATGCCTCCGAACTGGAGAGCGCTTTGATGCCGGTATCGAGCAGCCAGCCGCCGACTTTTTCGGCAATCTGCAAGGCAGTCATGCCGGTTGCTGCACCGGCGGCGATCGTCGCCACACTACCTAAACTCGGAACAAGTTTCGATGCTGCACCGCCCAGCGAGGAAAGGAAACTACCAGCCGTACTCGACTGCTTGCCGGTATTCTCTAGCGCCGTACCCGTCGTCTGCGCCGCCTGCGCAACTGCAGCCGTTTTCGCGGCTGCCTCCGTCGCGGCCGTTGTCGAAGCCTTAAATGCATCCGTTACCTTCGTCGTCGCCGTCGCTGCATTCGTTTCCGCCGCGGCCGTGGCTGCCGCCGATTCGGCAACCTTCTTCGTTGACTCCGCGGCTGATGCAGCCACCGTCGCCGTCTGCGCAAATTGCGCGTTGGACGCATTGAGCGCATTGCCTAACGCGCTGATCGATTGCGTTGTTTGGACATTCGCCAGGCCGGAGGTTTTGACCGATACCGAAAGCGCATCGAAGGATTTTGAGGCATTCGCGGCCGACGTCTGAATCGAGGAAACGGCCGCATCCGTCGTTTTCTGCGCTTCCGCAATAGAACGGTTATAGGAATCCGTCACCGCGTTCAGAACAATATTGACGGTACGGTTCAAACCTTCAGCCACGGCGTTTTACTCCCGGCAGGCTCAGAAAATACGCCTCCAATTGCCGGCCGCTAGGCATCTGCGGCGCCCGCGGCCGCGGCTGCTCTGCCGCTTCGTCTGGCTTCGTCAGCAGGAAAGATTCAACGGATACTTCCGGCGCATCCTTCGCGCGATTCGCCTGATAGGTCAGATACAGTAACTGCGCGATCATAAGTTCCCAATGCCGGTTTTGATCCCTCCACTGCTCGATGAGTGCATCCAGCTCCGGCCGCGTCAGCTCCCAGAATTCCCACTCCTCGAGCCGGAGGCGGATACGTGCGAAAGCCCGGAGTCGCTCCCACTCGTGAACGACGGAACCGCCAGGCCGTTGACGGCTGGCGCCGGCTGCGCTTCCGCTGCCGGCTCCGCGGAAGGGTTTGCCGTACCCATCGCTTCCGCCACACAGGCGTTGTAATACGACAAATTCTGCATTTCGATTAACGGCCGCAGGCCTTCGAGCGTCAAGTCGGCGTGTTCATGCCGCAGTCCCAGAAATAACGCCTTCGCCACCGAGTCTAAATCGCGCTCCGGAAGCTGCTGCAGCTCAAGCACATCCGCCAGCGTGTAATACAGATACCGCGGCACTTCGTCGCCCAGAACGATTTCGACCCGCTGCAGTACTTTTCGCTTGCGTTCCGGCATATCAGGCCACCCGCTCGAGCGTCGTATCACCTGCCTGGCGCCGGCCCGTTCGCGTATCCGGCGCCCCTGTCCGTTCTACCGTCACATCGCCGAACTGGCGCAGCGTGCAATTCAATTTCATGGCGCCGGTTCCGGTAAAGGCCAGCGGCAGCGCGGTAACGAATGCCGCGAAGGTCACGACCAGCGTTTCGCCGGCTGTATATTCGGTTTCAATCTTGAATGGCCGCACTTCGCGCGTTTTCGACAGATGAATCAGCCCGGTTAGTTCGTTATGCGTCGGATCATCCGGCCAGTAATTCACCACCAGCGCGATGTCGCCCGGCGTCGATAGACCCGGAATCTGCAGCACGACCTTCGAGGCATTCGCCAGGTTATTGACATCGAGCATGGAAATCGAAGGCGAAGGAATCGTCAGACTCTCGACATTCGATATTTCCTGCCAGGTCGGTTCCGAACTGGCATCGTTACAGGTTCCGAGGTACACATGCGAAGGAACCGGCACGAAGCCGGCCGGCGTCACCGTCGGATCGACGGCGATCTGTGAGCAGATACTCGCCTTCGTAACGGCAACAGCGGTTCCACTGACATGCGCCGCGGCCGTCGTCGCCTGCTGTCCGCGCGCAATCGTGAACGTATCGCCGGAACCGCCCGTGACCTTCACTTTTTCCATTTCGATCGTGAGCGTGTCGCCGGTTGCTACGGCGTCGTGCCCGGTATTCAGTGTCAGAGATGTATCAGTCGCCGAAATGTCGGCCGCCAACGTCGTAGGCATTTCTTATCGTTCTCCCTTCTTCACAAAAACAGAATTTGCACGTTCACCGTCGCCGCGCGAACCGTGCCCTCCGCGCGCGTAAAGGTCACTCGATTGACAAACGTCTGCATCCGCCGTTTGCCGATGTATAAGCACTGGTCTTCAAACAGGTAATTGAGAACCGTTGCGATTTCGCGCACCCGCTGAAACCCCTTCTCCGGATCGGCATCATTCGAATACACCCGCAGCACCTGTTCCCCCCAGAGCTGTTTCGACTGATCGACCGCACGATCCGACGTCGCCGAAAACGTATCGAACAGCACGTAAGGGTACGGCGTCGCATCGGGCACATAATCCCAAACGCCGGAAACGAGTAGCAGCAATTCTTCCGACTGTTTCAGCCGGTCGTAAAGCACCTGCTGCAGCGCCAGGAAATCTATAATCACGGCGCATCCACTCCGATCTGCTGCGCGAGGCGCACATCGAACAGACGCAGCTCACGCGCCACCGCCGACTGCAGAAACGCGTGCGGCTTCACATAGCGCGTACCGAAAATCACGTAACTGGCATACGGGACGGCAGCCGTGACCACGAACTCACCTTCCGATGGCCGATGCGCATAGATGTTCGTGCGCAGCCGGCCGGTTCGCACCGGCGCCGCGGCCGCGGCTGCGCGTGCCGCCTCCGTTACCGCTTCGTCTAAGTCGCGGCTGACCAGCTCCGGCAATCCACGCAGTTCCAGAAAAAGGCTGGACAATTCGTTCATTCGATGCCCTTTCCTTCCCAGGCCGTCAGCACCTGTTCGCGGTTCCGTTCATCGCGGTTATAGATGGCCGTGATATTGAGAATGCGGCCGCGATACAGCAGGCGCATCGTCGCATCCACATCCAGCCGATGGCGCAGCGTCACCTGCCACCAGACCCGCGACTCCATTTGTTCCGCCTGCGCAATCTCCAGGCCGGATTTCTGCTCGAATTTCGCCCAGGCCCAGGTCACGTGCTCCCAATCGAGCGCCACCGCATCACCCGTCGCGCCTGCGATCGGCAGCGGCCGCTGAATCTCGACAAAGGAACGCAAATCGCCGGCCCGCATAAAACGCCTTCAGGAGAACTCGAACCGCCGATCCGACAGCAGCGAGTCGATGAACGGAACCGTTTGAATATTCGCATCCGTCGCCTCCTCCCGGTTTTCGTAGAGTGCCCCAATCCGCAACAACAGCCAGGACTGCACATCCGCCGGCACATCTTCCGGCAGTTCGCCGTAGCCGGCCCGGTAACGCACACGCAGCAGATCTTCCGTCAACGCCTCGAAATCGACGTCGCCGCAGCCGCACGCGCAGCCGCCGCAGCACGTGCCGAAGATGCCCGCGTTAAAGACAACGCGCCCCGGCGATGTATACAGGCCATCGCTGGTTTGCTCGATGCGATAATCCGTTCCCGCGATCAGCGTTTCATCGCCGTACGTCACCAGCTCGACACTAAGTAAATTCGTCCAGGGCAATTCCAAAACGCAGCAGCCGCAGCGCGTGCCGAGTTCCTGCGGATAGCAGGCCGTTTCGTATTTGGTGTCGATCAGCGCCAGGCGCAGCGTTTTCGTGGCGGTCCGCACCGCCGCCTGCGCCAGCGTCTGCATGACATATGCTTCCTCGGACGATTCGATCTGCCCCAGCTCCTCCAGGCGCAGATGCCGCTTCACCTGGTCCCAGGTAACCGGCAGCGTCGCCGGAGGCTCAATGAGTGTCGTTTTCATATCCGCTCCGCTCCCGTTCGGCAGGCCCCTCCGGTTGCGGCGCAGGATGAATAGGCTGCGCGGAAAGGCCTGCCGTTCGAGAGTTCGCGCATTAGCGTTTCTCGTCGTCTTCGTCGTCGCCGTCCGGTTTCGGCCGGCGTTCCGGTTCCGGTTCCGGCTGCGGTTTTGGTTGCGGTTTTGGTTGCGTACCCATTTCGTTCGTTACCTCCCTTCCCGGCGTTGCCGTTCACGTTCGCTCGTTGCCTGTTCCGCACGTTCATTCGATCGCCGCGCCGCCGTTACCGTCGGATGTTCGCCGGCCGCGGCACCACCGCCTTCGAGCTGCGCCTGCTGCCGTTCCTGCGCATTCTCAAACCGGCTGCCCTGCGTTTCGCGTCCCGTCACACCGTCACCGCCCAGCAGCACATACGGCGAACGCTGCGAGCCGGATTTCGTGGTAATCGGAGCCTTAAACCAGGGAGTTCCGCCGACGCGAATCACAAACCGGAAGCAGGTAATGTCGTAATCGAACCAGAGATGAATCGAAATGTCCTGCCGCAACCCGCCTGTTTTGGTCGCCGTCAGATAGGCCTTCAGATCGACCAGCGCCACATCGCCGGTTTCCCCTAGCGGCGCCGCCGCATCGGTAATGACAATCGGCCGCCCCATCAGCGTTCCGTAGGGAGCCACCGACAAGCCGCCCGGAGGCAGATAGGCCGGAAAGCCTCCCACCGGCGTACCACCCGCTCCCACGATCGGGAAATAAAGCGAAATCAGCGCCGCCTGCGCATCCTGACTCATGATCCAGACGGCCGATCGCGACGCCGAATAAAACGCCGTCCACATCTGCACGATGTTCTGGACGGTCACTGTTTTCACCGGTTGCGTGCCCGGCCGCGGCACCATCACGGCTGCCGGCGATGTGTAAATACCCTGCGGTTCGCCGTTTCCGGTTCCGTTTAGAATGGCATCGGAAATCTTGTAGTCCATCTTTTCCGGAGCCTTCCGGCGCAGCAGCGCTGCCAGCGCCGGCGCATCCTCGAGCAGCTCATCCGATACCGGAACCAGCACATAGAGCTTATTCAGTGCGACCGTCACCTGATCGAGTGCCAGCTTGGAATTCTTCTTCAGTGCGCATTCCTTATCCCAGTACGCCTGAATGCCCGCAACCGTATCCCAGGGAGTGGAACTGTCAATCGGCACCACGACGCGGTTGCTGGAAGTCGTGATGTTGTCCGTCAGCGGCAGCAGCGAATCTTCCGCCATAATCAGGCTTTGAATGTCGGCCCGATAGTCGGGAGGCACCGCATAACCGCCGTCGGCGTTGACGCCTTCCGTCATCACGTTGTCGGGAGGTCCAGCCGAATTCAGCAGCCGCGGATCCGTCGGCCGGCCATGAATGCCGGCGTTGCGCACCGCCTGCGCGAATTCGCCGAAATCGCGGAATCCGAAGTTACCCGCAGCCCGATTTTCCACCTGCACACGATGCCCGGCGCGCGGTTGCTGCTGCTGCGACTGGGGAACCGGCCGCGGCTGCAGGCCGGAGCCGTTGCCGTTTGCATTTCCGTTCACGTGTATGACCTGGACACCAGCGGAAGGCGCTGGCCCGGAGAGATGTTGATTCATCACTTCCAGCTGCTCGCGCCGCGCGACATCGGCCAGCACACGCGCCTGCTGTTGCATGGTATTCTCGAATTCCTGCACCTCGGCATCCGACAGGTCCCGTCCCTCCTGATCCGCCATCGCCATAATTGCGGTAGCTCTCGCTTGTAAATCTGCCGATCGCTGCCGCTGTTCCTGAATTGTTACTGCTGCCATAGAGAGTCACCGCCCTTTTTAATTGGATTTTTGGTACTGCTCGAACAATCTGCGATTCATAGCCGCAAGCCGCGCCCGGCGCGCATCCGCCCGCGGCCGTTTCACCGCCGATACTTTCACCCAGGCCGGCATATTGCGAAACCGCATGGCGGCCGGATAGCAGGCCGCGATCGGTAGCGCTTCTTCAACCTGCTCTGCGAATCCTTCATCCACTGCTTCCTGCGGCGAAAACCAGGTTTCCCGATCCATCCACTCAGCCAGGCGTTCGCGGCCGGCCGGCGTATGCCGCTGATAGGCGTCGATTAGGTTTTCTTTCGTCTGATCGAGCGTATCGGCCAGCCGGCGCAGTTCATCCGCTCCGCCGAAGGCGAACGCCAACGGATTGTGAATCATGAACGAGGCATTGCCGGCCAGCACAACCCGCGCCGCCGCCATTGCAATGACCGAAGCAATCGACCAGGCCATTCCATCGACGTAGGCGGTGACAGGCACCGGCGAGCGCAGCAGCGCGTTATAGATCGCCAGGCCCTGAAACACATCCCCGCCCGGCGAATTAATGCGAACCGCTACTTCATCGACACCGCGCAGCCCTTCCAGCCGCTGCGCGATGGATTTCGGCGTTTCGCCGTTTTCGTCAAAGAACAGCCCGCCGCCGCCGATGACGTCGTAAAGGTAAATCGTTTCGGTTCGTACCGCGGCGCTAGCTCGAACCCGCGCCGCCGTTCCGCGGGATAGAATGGTTTCCGTCATGTCCGTTGGTTCCTGTCGTAGGGAATTGCGATTTGACACTTGCCGGCAGCAGCTCGAACTGCTGCCGGCTCATCTGTAACAATTGCAGGCGCCGGTAAGCCTGCGTTCCTGCCTTCACGTCATCCGTTGCCGGCGCCTGTGCCTGCTCCGGCGTAAACAAATCACTGCCGCCGCCTCCGCTCGAGGTTGCATCCGGCGTCTGCTCGCCGCGCGTCACCAGTGCTTCCGTCTGCGCTTCCCGATACGCTAAATCCGCTTCCGCCTGCTGCAGCTTGACCCGCGCCAGCGGTTCAAATTCATCGAGTGGCACCGTGTTCAACTGGACCGTACGCAGTTCGCCGTTCGAGACGTTATCCAGCTCTTCCATTTGGCGCACGTCGTTAATCGAAAGAAAACCATAGCGCAGGCCGATGCTATACGCTTCATAACGCGTTTTCAGATCGCCCTTCAAAATTGGCGTCAGCGAATGCCGCGTGAAAAATTTCGATGTGCGAATGCTGCCTTCGAACAGTTTGTAGTCAACTTCCTGCTGCAGCCGGATCGTCGCCGGCAGGAAGGTTTCGTTGAAGCAGTCGATTTCGAGTGCCTCGATGTTCGCATAACTCGCTTCCTCGAGAATGCCGATCTTATGCTGCGGCACACGAAACCAGCGGCAGATTTCCTGCGCCTGAAATTGCCGGCTTTCTAAGAACTGCGCGTCGCGCAGCGGAAGCTGCAACTGGTTGTACTTCATGCCCGATTCGAGAATCGGTACTTCGCCCGCATTGCGCCAGCCCATGTAGCGTTCGCGCCAGCTCCGTTTAATCGCATCGCTGTGTTCCTTATCCGGCAGCTTGCCCGGATATTCCATCCAGCCCGACAAAAACGGCGCATTCTGGAAACCCACCGAACCGAAGACCTCGAGTTCCTTGCCGAACGAAATCGTCTGCGAAGCCTGCGCAACAGTACTCAGGCCGACTACGCCGTTTGCGCCGATATTGCGCCAGTGCAGCATATTGTCAGCCGTCACCGTCCGATCTTCCTCCCCGAGGTTGCCCCGCACGATGTAAAGCAGATTGCCGCGGCCGTCGCGTTCGATCGTCACCTGGTTCGATGGCACCAGCCATAACTGGTACGGATAGCCATCATTGCCCCAGGTAATCTCCGCGAAGGCATTGCCCCAGGCCAGCATCTGCATCACGATCGCTTCGCGAAAATTCATAGCCGGCATGTCATCGTTCGGCCGGCGATTCAGCAAATACCAAACGCGCAGATCGGAACGCTGCCGCGATGCGCCGTTCGGCAGGCGTTCGAAAACTTCCCATTCGAGCATGGCCAGCGTTTCCGCAATGACGCGCATACAAGCAAACACCGCGGAATAGGTCAGCGCCGTTTCCGGCGTCACCGGATAAGACCCCGGCACACGTCGCGGAGGCAGCCAGCCGCCCGCCACCTGCCGTGGATCCGGCCGGAACTGATTCAGGAAACGCAGCGCGCGCGTCACTAGCGCTAGGACCGGATTTCGCGGCAGCGGCAACGCATTCGTCATTGCCCGAATGCTCCGTAGTCGTCGCGCCGGCTTTCGTTCTGCGCTTCGCGCACCGTCAACCCGCCCAGCGCCATCAAATCCAGCCGCACAATCGCCGGCCCCTCCGGCTTCATCTGCAGCTCGAGCGAATGCACGCCGGCCAGCTCGTACCCGTCCAGAAAAACACGCGTGCCGATCAGTCGCGTACCATTCACCGCAAAGCCCTTCGGCACGATGATTTCGATATGCGGTTTATTCGTCATAAGCCGGCCAGCGGATCAAACCCGCTTCGCCTCGATTCTTCCGTTAGACGAAACGGAACCGTGCGAATCTCCGGCCGGCCGTCATAGGCAGATGGCAGCGCCTGATAGGCCTTGATCACGCGATCGGCTGCCAGGAACATCGCCACCGCCGCGTCAATCTTATTCGCACGCGTCTGCTTTCGCGGAAAATAGTTGTCGTTCGCATCACGCCGGCAAACCACGTTCGAAACCATCCAGGCAACCGCAGGGTTTCCGTCGTGCGCGATCTGGCCGGAGAGCAGCCAGGCCTCGGTTTCTTTCATGGCCGGCGAGAATATCGCCGTTGCCTGCTTCGTTTCTGCCACCGGCGTCTCAAACGATCGGCGATTCAGAATCGAGAGCAGCGGAGGCAACTGCCAGGGATCCGCCGCCATCTCCCGCACATCGTAAACCCGGCCGATCGCTTCCAGTTCATCCGCCAGCGCTTCGAAATCCTGAATGTTGCCCGGCGCAACCGTGATGAATCCCTGTTTCGCCCAGGTTTCGAGCAGCGCATTTTCTTCCTGCAGCAATGCCCGTTCCGGTATCCACAGCCGGAAGATCAGCCGATGCCGTTCGCATCCCGCCTGCGGAGGAAACCAGAGACAGAGCGCGATTAAATCACTCTTCGTCGCCAGGTCTAACCCGACGTAACAGAATTCTCCCGCCTCCGGCTGGCGGAAGTCCGCGGCCGCACACCGCCAATATCCCAGATCGAGCCAGGCCGCGAATGCATTGACCCACTGATTTGCACGCGTCGTTTGAAACGCTGCCAGCGATGCCGGCGAGTGCTTCGCTTTCTGCGCCAGCGCCTCGATGTCACTCCGATAAACCGAAACACCCAGGTTCGGATTCGCCTTCGGCCAGTTCGCCGGCTCTAATGCATCGTCGCCTTCATCCAGCGTGTAAATCGCGCCGCCGACGGTTTCATCTGTAATCGTGCCTTCCAGAATCTTCGTCAAATAGCTGCGCACTTCAAAGCAGACGCCGTACTGATTCGCGCCGGCCGTCGTAATCGCAAACAGCAGCGGCTGCAGTCGCGAACCCGTTGCCGTTTCGAGCACATCCCACAACTCCCGCTTGCGATGCGCATGAAACTCGTCGATAATCGCGCCGTGAATATTCAAGCCGTCCAGGTGCTTCCCTTCGGCCGATAGCGGTTTGAAGGTGGAAGCCGTGCGCAGATGCGTAATGGCATTCGCCAGCACGCGCACGCCAAAGCGGCGCCGGAATCTCCAGTCACGTTCCGCCAGCCGTTGCGCATCGGTAAACGAGATGCGCGCCTGTTCGCGCGTCGTGGCCGCACTCACGACAGTTGCGCCGGCTTCATTGTCGGCACACAGCAGATACAAGCCGATACCAGCAACCAGCGTCGTTTTCCCGTTCTTTCGCGCGACATCCAGATACCAGAGCCGGAATCGCCGTGCGCCCGTATCGCGCCGGCGCCAGCCGAAAACCGTCGTGATCTGAAACGCCTGCCAGGGTTCGAGACGCATCCGCAAATCACGTGTCGCCCAGGTTCCGTGCACGTGCCCGAAACCTTCCAGAAACTGGCAAACGCGTTCCGCCTGCGCACGGTCAAAGCGATACGGCCCGCTATCGGCCCAGCGCTTAAGATCCGCGAGCTGCC